CTTGAAGGGTGAGCTTCACCACCTTGAGCGCGAGTTCTCGCTGACAGGCGTGACCTCGGAGTATGACCTGTGAGCGATCACCACGACCGCATTCAAGCGGCCCTCGACGCTTACCCACCTTCGATTGGTAACCCCACACCCTAACAACTTCGCAGGAAACAAACCCATGTCCAAGATCACTCACAAATCGACCGTCGAAACCGAGGACCGCAGCAAGCCGCGAGAGCCGACGTTCGACGATCTGCGCGACGAACTGCTGAAGATCGGCGTGCCGGTCGAACTCTACCTCAAGGTCACGTGGTCGCCCGGTGACGCCTCATACGCCCTGGAGGCGATCGAGGAGGTGGTCGAGAAGGCTCGTGAAACCGCCGGCCTCGACGGTGTCGTGGTCTATCGCGGCAAGCACTACCGCGTCCGATAATCATTAACCGGGATTAATTCGATGACCCTCGATGACGTCATTGCTGACGAGGTTGCTGCAGGACGACTGCACGAAAACTCGGAAGGACGGACGGCCTTGGAAACGGAAGACGCTCCGCGGTGAAATATCGGACTGTCTGAATGGTGTTCTTGGGGAGGACGGCGTCGAAAAGCGCCTCCAGGTTCAACCACTTGTGCGGGCCGCCCTTCAGCAGCCCGTAATAGAGATTGAAGCCGTCCACATAGACGTTGGTGCGCATGCAGCGCGCCCCCCAGAAAGTGCTACGGCGGGCTTTCGCCCGCCGCGCGTCCGGCGCCCGAAGCCGCCGGAGGAGTGATTTGTGTAGCCTATGTGGTCGATCCTTAATGCGAGGTCAACACCTCGATCATGGATGGTTCACGGCTTAAACGCCCGTGGACGGGTGGTAAGTCGTGGGCACGGGAGGTCAAGCGGTGTTCCGCGTACGGACAGACGGAAACGATGGCCGGGCCGTTCGACAGCCTCGACGCCGCGGCCGGTGAGTAAGTTCGCATGCGACGCAGTTTAATCATTAACCGGGATTAATTCCCACAACCTGAAGAGAGACCAACATGTCTTACGATCCCATCGATGTGGCCATCGGCGCTCGTGTCCGAGTGCGGCGCAAGCAGCTGGGCATGTCCCAGACCGACCTGGGGAACGCCCTCGGCGTGACGTTCCAGCAGGTGCAGAAGTACGAGCGCGGCATGAACCGCATCTCTGGCTCTACGCTCGTGCGGACTGCTGACGCCCTCAAGCTGACTATGGCGGGGCTGACCGGCGAAGCCGACGCATATGCCGGCCTGACACCGTCCGACTGGGCGCTGCTCAGCCACCCGGAAATCCTCGAGACCGCCACCGCCATGGTGGAACTCTCTCCGAAGGACCGGCGAGCGGTCCGCGACCTGGCCAGGGCCCTCGCCGAATGACGGAGAAGCTCACACTCAGGGCCTTCGCCGCTCACGTGAGCTTGTTGGGGCACAAGCCCAAGACCGAGCTCGATGGCAATGTCTACTGCCGCATCGACGACGGCCATAGACTGCTGACCTGCGTGATCTGCGGCAGGGACGACATATGCTTGGAGTGCTACGGCGTCAGATGGCAAAGCGAGTGCCGGGGGAGGACGCGATGACTGACAACGAGCCGTCGATGGACGAGCTGTTCGCAAGAGCGCTCGCTAAGCACCGACAGGGCTACCTCCAAGAGTTCTCGAAAGGTGGAATGATGTGGGGTTCGTGGCGGACCGATATAGGCGCCCTCGGGACGGTGGGGTACGACAGCGTTGAACCACGTGCCGACCCTTACCGCGGTATCTCCGTGATGCGGCTCCATCTCGGAGACTGCAAGTGGAGGGTGTTCACTCTCAAAGAGCTGATCGTTCCGGAACCGGCGTTCGACATCCTGGAGGCGGCGGCCGCGCACGCACTTATCGCCTTCACCTAAAACCCCAACACCCTAACAGGAAACCATCATGAAAACCCGTGCCGCTAACAAAACCACCCCCCGTAAGCCGAGCGATCGGCTGAAGGCGCTAAGAGCCGGCCGCCCCCCTGGTGATCGGATCATTGATGCTCAAGGTTTCTCCATCCTGCAGGTCAAGGACGGCAAGCAGACCTGGCACATCAATGAAGGCCCTGCGAAGGCCGAGCTCATGCCGCGAGCGCCGAAGCGGAAAGCTGCCGCTTCCCCTGTGCCGCCGGCCGAGACCCAGACGCCTGACGTGACGCCGCTCGACAAGGTGATCGAGTACCTGGCCCGCCGCGACCTGGGCTTCAAGCCGACCCCCGAGCAGGCCGTCGAACACATTACCTGGCGGTTCCTCAAGGACAGGGGCATCCTCTGATGTCCCAAGTCGCCATGAAGCCTGCGCACTGGTTGCGTGTCGATGCGCCGTTTCAAGACGTCCTGCGGCACATGGCTACGCACAAGCTCACCTATGGCGAGGTCGGCCACGACGAAACCACCGCCGCCATGTGGGCGTACTCTGAAGCCGTGGCCAAGATCTGCGGCAGCAAACGTCGCTTCGTTGACGAAAGCGATGACACCGCCACGAAGCTGACTGTCGTACACCAGTCGACCTGGGGCGGCACCATCGTGTTCAGGATTGTCTGATGAAGCAGCACCTAACACCCCAACAATGGCTTCGGGTTGATGCTGTCTGGCAGCGCCTGCTGCTCGATGTAATTACCGACAAGCTCGCTGGAGGCAAGCAACGCTACTATATCGGCGCCGCCCATGAGTATGCTTTCGGCATCCCGTGGGGGATCGCCGGCATCGCCAACCGCCGCATTGCGTACGAAGGGCTTTTCGAGGGCACCGGCTGGCACGCCAACACTGCCAACGGCGATATCGTGTTCCGGATCGTCTGAATTAATCGGGATTAATGGAGGCCCTGATGAAGGACCTGTTCGTACAGAAGATGAAAGCCAAGGTCGGCCTCGCTCATGACTTCACAGAAGGCGACATGTTGGAGGCTGGCTACACTCCCGACAAGTGGTGGATCGACCAGGGCCCACTTCGCGAACACGAACTTCCGCCGAGAACATGGCGGTTCGTGCAGAGCAGCGGAGGCGTCGACCAGGCGTTCTTGTATGCCGACAGTGAGACTGAGCACTGCTGGGCTGAGCGGGTGTGGGAGCGAGGCAAACGCGGCCGGCGCAAGCACCTGCTCCGCGACTGGTGCGTGGTCTACCGCAAGAGGGGGGGAAACCCTACCCATCAGCCGGAGGAAGATGTTGAGGAAGCTATGCCGCTGGCGCCGGTGATCGCCGGCCCGTTCCCCAACATCGAGGGAGCCATGGCCCACATGGAGCTGATCTCGGCAGGCTATGCCCCGGCCACCTTGCCCGACCGGAGGGATGACGATGGCGCTGCGGAATAAATGCTCAGGGCTTCAGGAGATGTTTCGCAACATTAACCGAGGCCCCGAAGTGACATACCTCTCCGGCAGTTACCGCACTGAAGGCTTCAGAGACGATGAAGCCAACCTGGACTTCGCGTACTATCGCAACAGCAACGGCGTCGACCAGGTGAGCATCGCCTTGCTGGACGGCAACCACGCAGCCGAAGATCTGTGGATCGAGCGGGTGCATAACGAGAGCGGCGAGGTAGTTCGCGGCTGGACGATCGTCTCCCGCTCACATGCGGCCGGCACGACCGACGAGTTCAAGATCCCCCTGCCGCCGCCTATCGCCGGCCCGTTCCCCACCTTCCGCGGCGCACTGGCGCACTGGCGGCTGATGGTTGCCGATATCGCGCCCACTTCCCTGCCAGGAGAGACCTCCCGATGACCGAGCTTGAGAAAAAAGTCAGCCAGTGTTTGGAGCGAGACACCTGGGCGCCTTGCGGCGCTGGCGGACTACGTAGCAGAAGCGGCTTCGTCGACGTGCTGCTCGGCCGAATCGGCGGGCTGTCGATTTGGGAATACGACAACGGGCTACAGCAGGTTTGGCCGCATACTAACATAAGCTCTCGCGGTTTCTTTGCTGACGTGTGGGTCGAGCGGGTGCTGGACCGCGGCCGCGAACGGCACCCTCGAGCCGAAGAGGTCAAGCGCGGGTGGAGCATCGTTAACCGACCCGAGCCCGGCGATGACCCGCTGGAGGAGATGGCGCCGATGGAGGCGGAGATGATCGCCGGCCCGTTCCCCAGTCTCGATGCCGCGCTCGCAGCCCTGCTCATGCTCGCGCACACCATGCCCGACGGCTTCGTCGATTAATTGGGATTAATGGTCATGACGATGGAAGAAATGGTGGTGTGGTCATGGATTGTTCGAGGAGACGCCAGGACGATAACCACCTACGGAAGCCACGAATACCGTATATGCCCTCCGTACAGCAGTGAACGAGGCGACAACTGCTGGGAGATCGACCCGGTCTGCTGCCACCAGTCATGGCTGGCGCGCGATCCTGCTGGAAAGTGGACGGTGTGGACGGGGGATGATCCCAGCGGGAGTTACAAGGTGGAGTACAAATGTATCGGCGGGCCGTTCGATAGTTTCGACGCCGCGGCCGCTCACTTCCACCTGATGCACTCGTTAGGAGAGGCGCCATGACTTTAGACGATCTCGTGAAGACGCACGAGCGCATCTCTCGTGATGCTCAAGGCTGCCGACATCATCGACTGAATAGGAGAACACCATGTCAGAGAAACCTACCTACACCGCTGCCGAGGACTCGATCGACCAGCTCATCGCGATCTGGTGCAGCATCCCCTCCGATGAACGGGCGATGGTGGCCCACCCCGACCCGAGCCTGGCCGGCTTGATCGAGACCATGCGCGCCACGGATGCGGCGCTCGATAAGATCTTCAGGGGGCCGGCGGATGTGGGTAGCTGAAAACGACATCGGGTTTCACGATCGCCACGAGATTAGGATGTCTACGTGGGAAGATGGGTGGCGGGTCGCGGTCAAACAGATGATGTCCCTAACCGGACACGATGACCTCGACGTCGCGGACTATGCGTTCTGCGTCCAGTGCCGGTACTGCAAGGGGGCCTTCGCTCTTTCGCGCAGTGAAACGTTCGACGATGCGTTGCGCCGGATCCCTCCCTGCACAGGAGAGGTGTGATGCCGTTCGGAATAAGGCGCCTGTCGGCCCGGGACGCCATCGCCGCCATCGACCTCGCCACCTGGACCGACACCGAACGCCGCGTCGTCGAGAGCACCATGCTGCTGGTCGGGCACATGCCGAGATGGGGCGAAGGAGGTAGACACAGTTACGTATTCGCCCCCGTCTGCCATCGGTGTGGCGGGTGGTTCTACATACCCATAGGCAGCGACTTGCAGACTGAGCTCTGCACAATCGAGCCATGCAAGGGAGGCTAACATGGCATGGAGTAAGCACCTGATCCGCCCTAGCACGAAGGACGTGAGAAATGCCTACTATCCGATGAGAGAGTGGAGCCGCGACGAGCGCGACTTGGTGTTCGTGACGTTGCGGCTTCTCGGTCACGGCAGAGTTGGAGGCCCCAGCGAGGGTGAGTCCGGTAACTGGCTGTCGGAGGGCAGTAGGTATGCCTATCGCTGCGATCGATGCGCGCACTGGTTCTACGTCAAGCAATCTGAGACCGTTGCTGATGCAGTAGGTACAATCGCCACATGTAATGGAGGGGCGTGACAATGTGGGTTCGTGCTAGAGAACGCGTAGAGAGCCGCCACTATAGAAATCCGGTACTGCATTGGACGTCTGAGGACATGCGTTTCTTCCTGACAACAACTGCGTTGCTGGGCCACACCTTTATCAAGGCAATACCTCCCGACAGATCCGCGTTCCTTTGCATGAACTGTAAAGGCTGGTTCTACTGGGCCACAGCTACTGAACCTACCATCGCCGCCGCGCTATCGTGCGTGCCGATTTGCGGAGTGAAAGATGCGAGAAGCTAACGACCCCATCCCGATGACGAGCGTTATCCTAACATATTTGGACAAGAGGCAGCGGCGCTATGACCAGGCACAATTCTTCGCAATCACCGAGGCCGAAGCCCGCGGCATGGCCTACGACTGGGTCTGCCACAGCGGGCAGCGCGGGCACCGTTGGCGAATTGACCGTCATACCTAACGCCCTGTTCGGGCGACCTCCGGCCGACATCACCGTCGCCGAAGTTAGGCAGCTGGCGGAGCTGCTCGGCCACTACCTGCCGTGCGTCAGCGAGGGCTTCAACGTGCACGTAAGAGATGATGTGCTGCGTTTCGCGCTTAGGAGGAATCAGGCAGTCGTCTACTGCAGCAGCTGCAAGCGACCCTACACTTGGGCCTCCCTCGCAGCCTGTCCGGGAGAGGTCGATGACAGCTACGTTCCATAAGCGGGCGCTCAAAGCAATGACGCCTGAGCTCGAGGCTCACGTAGTGACTGCTGTGCTGTTGGGACACCGTGTCGACGTGTTTCGACAGTCCGGTAATGGCCAGCCGATCATGAGGTGCGCGACGTGCTATGCGCGTTGGGTACTGGATGCTGAGGCCGCCAAGTTCATCGAGAGGTGCGAAAGATGACCGAGTTCATAACTGGCCCGGACGAACAGCCCGACATGCTCGCGCATCGGGTGACGTTCCTGCTGTTCGGTCACGTGCCAACTCCGGAAACCCGTCGGTATTACTGGAGCCTGATCTGTCGACGGTGCCGTAAGCAGTTCTTTGCCGAAAGAAATGGCCGGTGGGAGGCGAGGCCTCCAGAGGGAATGGGAGTGTGTGATGGCGCAGATTGATCTAGGTCCCGTCCCCCAAACCCTAACACCCCAAGATCTCCACAACCTGCTGGAGATGCTCGGGCACGAGAACTTCCTGACGTACAGCACGCAAGCCTATATCGACGCGGCGCTTAGAACCGGAACGCACTTCGCCGTGTGTCGAGCGTGCCACCAAACCCTCACCTGGCAGAACCTCGACGTCTGCAGGAGGCCGAAATGAACCTCGATCACATCGACCCCAACACCCTAACACCCGAACAGGTACAGGCCTGGTTCACCATGCTCGGGCACGACGTCGGCTATGTCTTTCGCAGTCAGACGTCACTGGTTGCCGCCTGGAAAAGGGGTGACCCTGTAGGGCTCTGTCGAAATTGGGGGTGCGTACCGCGGAGTGCTACTATGGCACACGGGCTGTTGTCGCCCACATCCGGCTTCTGCGAAGGGGGATAGAAGATGTCTGACCCGGTACTAACCGAGGACGGGTTCATCGCGACCGTGATGCTGCTTGGCCATGTGCTGAAGCCTCGCGATCTTGCCGAGCTTGGCCACTATGGAGAAGGAGATTACTCCGTCTGGTGCTCAAGATGTCAGCGCCAGATATTCTCTGTGCCCTTCGGAAATCTGTGCGGTCTTATACCCTGTGTGCCGCGCCGATGACGCCGTTCACCATGTACGACCACATGCAGGCGGTAATGAAGGCGGCGCGCACGGTGCACGCCAAGCTCGAAGAGAAGTCGCCACCTCATGCCGAGGAACTCGGTGCATCGATCGAAGCGATGGAGAGCTGGATCCGCGCCTTCTTCATCGCTCGGACAGACAAACAAGCTAACATATAGTGGTTGGAAAGTGCCCCGTTAGGCACTTGACAAATGAACTAAAACATGTTAGCATATTAACACAATGAGGGGTGATCCTCATTGATGAACACTCGTGCCCACAACGGTACGGGGCAACCCGGGAATTAATCCCGATTAATGGAGACTACCACATGCGTCCTTCGGCTCTCGCTGAAAACCTGAAGCAATTCTACGCCATCGGCCGTCACGTCCACATCGAAGGCAAGCCTGGCGCCGGCAAGACCCAGATCGTCAGCCAGGTGGCCCGCGACCTGGGCGTCGGCTTCATCCACATCCACGGCCCGCTCATGCAGCCGGAGGACATGGGCATGCCCGTGATCACGCCGGAACGCACGAGCATCAAGTTCGTGGTGCCGGAGAAGCTCCCGATGGTCGGGTACGATCACCCCGACCAGGGCATCCTGCTGATCGACGAGATGTCGCAGGCCGACAACTCCATCCAGAAGATCATGGCCAACCTGATCCAGGAGCGCGAGCTGCATGGCTACAAGCTCATGCCTGGGTGGGTGACGGTGAGCACGGGCAACCGTCAGCAGGACCGGGCCGGCGCCAACAAGATCCTCGGCCACCTGGCCAACCGCATGACGATCATCGAGATCGAGGAACACCTCGAGGACTGGTGCGCGTGGGCGATGGCCAACAACATCGATCCCGGCATCGTCGCCTTCCTGCGCTTCAAGACGCAGCTGCTGTGCGACTACGACCCGCAGCGGGCGAGCAACCCCACGCCTCGTTCGTGGGCCGAGGGCGTCTCGCCGATCATCGGCAAGGTGTCGGAGAGCGCCGAGTTCGAGTGCTTCAAGGGCGCCGTTGGCGAAGGTGCGGCCGCGGAGTTCATGGGCTTCCTCAAGATCATGAGGCAGCTGCCGAACATCGACCTGCTCCTGAAGGCTCCCGACAAGGCCGACGTGCCGGACGACCCGGCCACGCTCTACGCCATTGCCGGGTCGATCGCTCACCGCTCCAGCGTGGAGATGATCGAGAAGATCGTCACCTACGCCAAGCGCATGCCTCCTGAGTTCATGACGCTGGTGATGCGCGACTGCCTGGCCCGCTGCCGCGACGTCACGACGACGAAGGCGTACATCGACTGGGTGTCGACGGCCGGCGCCAACGTCATCCTGGGCCGCTAACGGAAAGAGGCCGGGAGTGTTATGCTCCCGGCCTCCAACCAATTAATCCAGATTAATGGATTAGGCGGACAGGTTGCGGAACCACTTACCGCCGGTGCCGCCGACGGTGCAGTGGTAGGTCGCGGTCTTGCCGGCCGCTTGAGCCACGCCGGTGGCGGTGGCGACAGCGTTGATGGTGTCGGTGCCGTACCCGAACACCTGCAGCGAGTTGGCGGAGGTGTTGACGATGGTGATGCTGAGGCCGGCCACGGCAACCGGGAGCTTCACGCTGTCGGCCGTGGTGGCGACCGTGTCGACGGAGTTGAGCGCGCCGGTCAGCTGGGTGGCGCTGCCCTGGCCGCCGCCAGCGTAGGCAGTAATGCCGGTGACCACACTGAACAGTCCGGCGACCGCATCGGCAACCGGCTTCAGCGTGTTGCCGGACGAGTAAACAGTAGTGCCCATTAGTTGATTACCCCAAGGGTGTTAGCAGATCACTGTCGATACACCCTAACAACCTTAGACGCAAGGAGCAGGTTATGAACCTGAGCAACAGAGCCTTGCTGGTGACCCTGGCTATCAGCCAGTGGACCGCCCGCAAGTTCGACAAGCGCGAGACGCAGGCCGTCGCCGCCAAGCACGGCACCCCGGCTGAGGTCGCCCGGGTCAACAAACGACTTCTCGCCTTCTCGGATACGCTCGACGCGATCCACAAAAAGACCGGCGAAATCCGCACCGAATACTACCGGCGCACCCTCCCGTGGGGGCAGCATGGAGTGAACGTGCTCAAGGTCGACGGGTACATGGAGTTCGCCGCCGTGATGGCGGGGCTCATGTCGGACTGGCGGCACCTGGTGGACAAGTTCCTCGCCGACTACCCCGCCCTGCGGGAGCGCGATCGCCAGCTGCTCAACGGTCTGTTCGACGAGAACGACTACCCGGACGTCAGCCAGGTGCGGGAGAAGTTCAAGATCGACGTGGCGTTCTGCCCGATCCCCGAGGAGAGCGACTGGCGGGTGTCGCTGAGCGCCGACGAGATGGACCGGCTCAAGGCGTCGATCACCGAGAAGGTGACGAACAGCATGAGCGAGGCCATGCGTGAGGCCTGGCGGCGGGTGCATGAACTCGTGACCCACGCCCACGAACGCCTGGCCGACCCCAAGGCGGTGTTCCGCGACACCTTGGTGAGCAACGCGCAGGAGCTGTGCCGGCTGCTGACCACGCTCAACATCGCCGACGATCCGAACCTGGAGAAGATCAGGAACGAGATCGAGGGGAGCCTGTGTCAGCACACGCCTGACACTCTGCGGCAGGCGCCCGAGGTGCGTGAGCAGGTCAGCGACAAGCTGGCCGAAATCATGAAGCAGATGGGAGCGTTCTATGGCGCGTAAGTATCCTGCCAGGAACGGCTGGGGTGACCGGGTTGGGCGGGCGCCAAGATTGAATGTGCACGGTCTAGCCAATCACGTAACGATCTTTGCAGACGGGTTCGTAGTTTCCGCTAATGCTAACGACCCCACCGCCGTTGCCTGGACCAACGATGGCGACTGGTCGGTGTTCTACTACCCCGACGGGCTCGAGCAGATCCGTCTGCGAGAGCGGGAGAACAAAGGCAAGCTCTACATCGAGCGGGTCAACCGCCCGAAGTCCCGCCGCATCCGCTGGTGCGTCGTAGACCGCACGATCAACGACCGGCTCTATCCCCCCAGGATCGCCGGTCCTTTCAAGGAACTCGACGCGGCGAAGGCAACCTATTTGTTGCTTCTGTCCACGATGGGTTAGCATCTTTACAACCGCTAACACGAAGATATGTTAGCACAACGACAGGAGACGACACACATGGATAAGCAAGCTGCCGAGAAAGTCGGTCGCGCCAAGGCCGGGCTGGTGATCAGCCAGCCGTTCTTCGCCAGCCTCATCCTCACCATGTCGGTGACCGAGGACAACACCTTTCCCACCATGGCCACCAACGGCAAGTGGGTGAAGTACAACTCCGACTTCGTGAACGGCATGACCTTGGAGCAGACGAAGTTCGTGCTCTGCCATGAGGTCATGCACTGCGTGTTCCAGCACGTGTTCACCCGCGGCGAGCGCAACCCGTACCTCTGGAACGCGGCGGGTGACTACATCATCAACGACATCCTCACCAAGGAAGGGCGGGCCACCTGCGGCGAGATGCCGGCCATGGGGCTGCTCGATGAGAGGCTCGTCGCTGAGGGCGAGGGCATGACCGAGAAGGTCTACGAGCTGCTCCTGAAAAAGGTCGAGAAGCGACTCGGTCACAAGCTCGGGCAGGGCGCGGGTGTGAGCGAAGTCGGTAAGGGCCTGGGCGGCACGCCGCTCGACGACCTGGTTGATCCGGGCGGCAGCGAGGCCGAGCGCAACGAGGCCGAAGCCGACATGCGGGTGCGCGTGGCCCAGGCGGCGCAGGCGGCCAAGATGTCGGGCAAGTTGTCCGCTAACCTCGGCCGGTTCGTGGACCAGGCGCTCAACCCGAAGGTCGACTGGAAGGAAGTGCTGCGCCGCTTCGTCAGTCAGCGGATCAAGGAGAACTTCACCTACGCGCGGCCGAACAGGCGGTGGCTGGGCGAGGAACTCTACCTGCCCTCCAAGGACGGCTACGGCATGGGCGATATCATCATCGCCGTGGACTGTTCCGGGTCGATCGGAGACGTCGAGCTTGCCGAGTTCGCCGCCGAGATGAAGGCGATCAAGGAGGACGTGCTGCCCATGAACACGCACGTCATCTACTTCGACAGTCGGGTCTGTCACTACGACAAGTTTGAGCGTGATGACGACCTGACCGTGGCGCCGCATGGCGGTGGCGGCACGGCGTTCAGTCCGGTGTTCGTGTACGCCGAGGAGCAAGGCATCGAGCCGGCGTGCTGCGTCTTCCTCACGGACCTGTACTGCAACGACTTCGGACCGCCGACCCCCTACCCCACGCTGTGGGTCAGCACCGGCGCGAACCAGGCGCCGTGGGGTGAAGTGGTCATGATGAAGTGACCGCCAATTAATCTGGATTAATCAGCCATAACAGGAGACGAAAACATGGCTACTGTGAGAATGACGGAGCGGCTCCGAGATGAGATCAGGTCCGCTGCGTCCGGTTTGTTCACGAAACGACTTGATGACCTGAACAATGCTAGCCCGCTTACACAGTCTGCGCGGGTGGCGGTCCTCGATGCCGTGGTAGACTGGGTCTACGCGAAACGCGGACTGACACCCGAAATGCTCAAGCGGGTTCCTTTGACCATGCTCAAACAAGACAGCGGCTTTCACATCGGCCCCCTTCACGGCGTGGACTTCGGATACGTCGCCGGCAGGAAGTTGTTCCCCTGGACCCACGAGTTTGCGGGGACGTGGAGTGACATTCCTCTGGAGAAGCTGCCCCCAGAACTTCCCGCGACCATTGTCTGGCAGAAGCAGTTCCAGGAAGTCATCGACGAGCGGGACAAGTTCGTCAACCGGGTGGGCAACATCATCAACACCCACTCCACACTCAAGTCAGCACTCACGGAGTGGCCGGGGCTGTGGGAGCTGGTGCCTCAGCACGCCAAGGACGAGCACAACCGCACCGTGGCGAAGCCGAAGGAGAGCACCGTCGTGAACCCACATATCGATGAGCTCAACGTCACCCTGGTGACGGCCAAGCTCCTCGGCGAATAAGGGGCGCCTCGATGGGAAAAGTTCCTGAGAACTTCCTCGACTATGCCGAGATGGTCGAGTTCGCCAAGGGCGGCGTCAAGACGGCCAAGCGCCTGAGCCACGGACGTATCTGGAAGGAGGCTCACTCCGCCGCCCGGGTGCTGTTGGTCGACGACGAGCCGCATCTGTACATCTACGACATGAAGTATGCGACCTTGACCAAGGCCAACGTGCTAACGCTGTGGTTCACGTCGCCAAAATGGGTGGCATCCCTGATGCTAAATCGTGTGTTCGCTCTCGAGACATCAAGGGTCGGCACTGGGCAGTACACGATCCGAAGACCCGGCCCGCTGGAGTCACCGTCCTACCCAGCCTACCAGGCGGTGGACTATGACGCGCAGCGCCGAGCCTATGTCGAATGGTGGCACGCATACCATGCCGCCAGAAGATTGGATCCCGTCTACTACCCAGGCATCCAGTTCGACGCTAAGACCGGCGAGCTTCTCTCGGAGAAGCGGCCGATCACCCGCCGGAAGGTCGTTGTCATCGACAAGGACAAGGACAGGGAGTGGAAGTCCGCGCTCCGCAAAACCAAGCGGGGGGTGAGGGTGTTGCTCCGGCTCGACAACGCCAAGCCGGAGAAGGCGGTGTTCCACGGCGGCAACTGGCCTACCGCGGCCGACGAAGTGGCGTGGGTGCTCAACGGTAATATCAAGGAGCTCCACGCCTACGTGCTGCAGGCAGCGAGGGGATACAGCTGGAAATACTCCAAAGCAGAGGACCTGCCGGTGAAGCATCTCGACGAAACCCTCGAGCAGGTGATCAACAGCATACGGCTGTATGCTCGAACGTCGATGGGCGCCGTCGAGGTCAGGCGGGTGGCGATCAGCTAAAAAGCTGTTGCGTGTTAGCGAATAGTAGCTAACACTACGCATCTCACGGGCGAAGCCGCCCCCCCCGCCAACCCGTGACGTCCTGCCAGGAGACGCTAAACCCTGGCCACCTTTTTCCAGGCTGTTGTGGGTCTTCAGCCTGGGTCCGTCGATCCTCAGATCGGCGGCGCTCAAGCGGGATTAGAGGCGTTATATCCCCCGCAGCTGGTTACGGCGTTTTCTCCTTTCGCCAAGGATCAGCCGTCGTGCCGGGGGACGGTAAACCCCGGCAGCCTTGCGAACGATAAGAGAGACGCATGCAAGACGACAACGTGCTGCGGCCGATACGCCGCCAGGCAGCATCCCTGCTGGAGACCCTTCAGCGCGCAGAGCGCGATGTCTCCGAGCTGCTCCGTTCCCTAGACAAATCCATCGCCGCACTCCCGCTCCGAGGGTGCTCATTCTGCGGCCGCGCTTACCATCGAGGTTACATCGGTGTGAGCGCGCGACACGCATCGATCTGCGAGGAGTGCGTAAGGCTCTCCCAAGACGTCATCACAGAAGGTAAGACCGATGATCCGAGCGCCTGAGAAGGTGTTAGCCGTGGTGCGCGAGACGCTAACGAGGTACGACCTGCCGGCGGCAGATGTCATGCGGAAGAAACGCGCGCCTGGCCCCTACGATGCCCGGCTGGCCGAGTGCCGCAATGAGATCTGGTGGAGGATCAAGCAGATGCGCGGACCCAACGGACGGCTGTTCTCCTACACCAAGATCGGGCAGTGGTTCGACCGCGACCATACGACCATCCTCCTCGGGGTGCGCAAGCATGTTGAGCAGAACACCGATGCAGCTGCTGGCGCTTGATTTCGAGACGTGGGGGCGGCTGCCGGAGTACGCGCTGCAGCCGCACAGGCTGCGGACAGGTGACGCCTGGGTGACGTCCTACGCCTACGCCGCGGAGAAGGACGGGACCATCAAGGTCGGCGGCCGGCGCCAGCCCACATTAACCGAGGTTAAAGACCTCCTGCTCGCCTGCGCCCGCAGCGATATTTACATCGTCTGCTGGAACACCCCGTTCGACGTGGCCTGGTTGCTGGCCATGGGGCTTCGCGAGGAAGTCTACGCGTGTAAGTGGCTCGACGGGATGCTGCTCTATCGGCACATGACGTCGAAGCCGAACTACCTGCCGGGCGCCATCAAGTCGTACAACTTGAAGCTCGCCGTGGAGACGTTCCTCCCCGAGTATGCAGGCTACGCCAAGGAGGTGACGTTCGACCCTCAGACTACGGAAGAGTGGGACGATCTCGTCCGGTATAACAAGCTCGACGCTCGACTGACCCTGATGCTGGCCCAGAAGTTCCTGGCCGAAATGCCGAAGGACGTGAAGCGCGCCGCACTGGTCGAGGCTGAGTGCCTGCCCATGGTGGCTGAGGCCAACCTCGAGGGGATCGTCGCCAACCTCGACAACGCCGCCGAGCTCAGCAAGAAACTTGCCGACACCACGGACTACGCGCTCGTGACGCTCATGCTCACGGCGGGTGGAGCGGTGTCGCTGGAAGTCCTGTCCAGCCCGGCCCAGCTGGGTGATCTCCTCTACAAGGAGTGGGGTCTGCCGGTCACCCGGTACACGCCTACTGGCAATTTCTCCACAGACAAGGACGCCTTGGCGGAACTTGCCCGCACGGACGAGCGCGCCAAGCTGATCCACCAGTGGCGAGAGGCGGCGAACAACCGCACCAAGTTCGCCGAGGCAGTGCTCGACAGCGCCAGGTACAACGGCGAGACGGACCCGTTCGAGCAGCGGGGGATCATCCGCCCGTCTGCCAGGGTGTACGCCACCTACACAGGGCGGATGACCTACTCGTCCAAGCAAGGGAAAGGGAAGTCAGAGCGGCCTGTTGGTGTGGCGCTTCACCAGTGGAAGCGCGGTGAGGAGTATCGCCGGTCCATCACCGTGCCCGAGGGGTGCACCCTGATGGAGTTCGACTTCGCTGGGCAAGAGTTCCGGTGGATGGCTGTCGAGAGTGGTGACCCTACCATGCTGAGGCTGTGCCAGCCGGGCGAGGACGCCCACGGGTTCATGGGCGCGAAGATCTCATCGCAGGAATACCGCGCCCTGGTGGCGGCGGTGAAGGCTGGCGATCCCACTGCTGAGACCCAGCGTCGGCTAGGCAAGGTGGCGAACCTCAGTCTCCAGTACCGGACGTCGGCCAAACGCTTGCAGGGCGTGGCCTTCACTCAGTACGGGCTCGACCTGACGATGCCGTTCTGCGCATCGATCCACGCTACGTACCTAACAACCTACCAGCGTGTCAGGCCGTACTGGGACAGGCAGATCTATCGAGCGCGCACCGAAGGGTACGTGCAGACGATCGCCGGCCGCAGGGTGTGGCTAGGCAAAGGGATCGACTGGCCGCAGGGCCGCGGCGATGCGTGGTCGTACGAGAGCACGGCCATCAACTTCCCGATCCAGGGGGTCGGGGCGGACCAGAAGTATCTGGCCCTGAAAGTCCTCAAGAACTACCTGCCGACGGTCGGCGGGCGGTTCTACTTCGAGCTCCACGATGGCTTGTTCGTCATCGTGCCGGACGACCAGGCCGAGAAGGCTGGACGTGAGATCAAACACCTGCTGTCGAACCTCCCCTACAAGGAGGCCTGGGACTGGGAACCCCCCATCCCGTTCCCGGTCGACGGCAAGATGGGTAAATCCTGGGGCGACCTTAAGGGGTTCTGATGTTGCGGCTGTTGGAGTGGCTGATCTTCGGTCACATACACGAGTGGAAGTTTGAAGACCGGATGCACTTGCGGACCTCGGGGAGGAGCACCGGCGACCGCGTCATGCTGTCGTGCAAGACGTGTGGTGATTGGAAAAAGCGAGACCTGATTTGACCTGTATCGTATGGGACGGCCAGACCCTGGCCGCTGACAAGCTCGCCTGCTTCGGAGATCTGAAGCGCACGGTGACCAAGATCGTGAAGCGAAACGGGTGCCTCCTGGCCTATGCCGGGATCGCGTCCATCGGCGAGCACCTGGCTGACTGGTGGGCTTCCGGCCGCAAAATCGACAAGTGGCCGAACGAGTTCCAGAAGGACGAGAACATGCAGACGACCTTGTGGGTGATCTATCCCGACAAGACAGTCCACTGCTATGAGTGCACGCCTTTCCCGATCAAGGTCGAGGACCCGTGGTTCGCCGCCGGGTCGGGCCGCGATTTCGCCGTTGGCGCCATGGCCATGGGTGCGGATGCTAAGCGAGCCGTCGAGATCGCCGCCACGCACTGCATTTCCGTCGGCGGCGGGATCGACACACTTACATTGTAACTCACAACTGTAGGCATGTTGACACTGGGACCGTTAAAAGCGTAAGGCCCCTAACAGACGTTGTATGAACACGGGTAAGATACGCACATGCAGAGTTCCAAGGCTCAGGTGGCCGGTGTCGACCGCGATGCCTTCATGAAGCAGACCCAGGCCAGGTGGATGGAGGCCAGGACCAAGTTCATCCAGGAGCGCGGATCGCTCGGCTGGAAGGAGCGCAACGAAGTCGGGTCGGAGTTCTGGGAGATGATCGACCGGAACCTCGACAACGCCATTGCCGAGAAGGGCCTGGACGAGCCCACCCCCAAGAGAACCTAGAGCAGCCCAGAGGACCGGGTTGACTCTATGGGTTAGCATGTCTAACGTCCGAGTTAGCACATGCGTGAAGAACCCGACACCGTGAACAACCCCTCCCACTACACCAGTGGCGGGGTCGAGACGATCGACTACCTCGCGGCGAAGCTGTCGCCCGAGGAGTTTCGCGGCTTCTGCCGCGGCAACGTTCTCAAGTACACGTCGCGAGCCCTGCTCAAGGGCAGCCCAGTCGAGGATTACCGCAAGGCGCTGTGGTACCTGACGAGGTTGATCGAGAGCTATGTATGAGTAAGCCGTTCGCGTGGTCCTATTCCCAACTGACAAGCTATGAGGATTGCCCCCGGCGGCACTACCTCACGAAGGTCTCCAAACAAGTTAGCGAGCAGCAGTCCGAAGAGATGCTGTGGGGCAACCGCGTCCACAAGGCGCTGGAGATGCGGGTCAAGATCGGCGAGCCGCTGCCGTTGTCGATGACCGAGTACGAGCCGATTGCTCAGAAGATCATCGATGCGGCCGGCGACAAAACGACCGAGCAGAAGGTGGCCCTGAACAAGGACCTCGAGCCCTGCACCTACTTCGCCAAGGATGTGTGGGTGCGAGGCATCACCGACATCACCATCCAGAACGACAGCAAGGTCGTCATCCTCGACTACAAGACCGGCGCCCCAAAACCTAACAGCGCGCAACTCCGTCTGTCTGCCGGGATCACGTTCGCGCACATGCCGTATGTCGAGACCATCACCACGGGGTTCCTGTGGCTCAAGACGGGCGGCACCACGACCGAGACGCTCACCCGGGATGACGTGCCGGGGATCTGGCAAGAGTTCTACCCTCGCGTCCAACGGCTCGAACACGCCCTCGACAGCAACCAGTTCCCTCCGAAGCCGAGCGGTCTGTGCCGCAAATGGTGCCCGGTCGGCCGGTCGCTGTGTGAGCACTGCGGGACTTAGGTGGCAAAGTGACACCCGAGGGCAAGGTCAAGACTGAGATCAAGCGGTATCTGAACGCGATCAACGCCTGGTACTTCATGCCTGTCCAGAACGGCATGGGGGTGGTGGGTGTCCCTGACTTCGTCGCTTGTGTGAGAGGCCGGCTGGTCGGGATCGAGTGCAAGGCGCCCGGCAAACTCGGCAACGTCACCGAGAACCAACGACGGCAATTAACTGGGATTAATGAGGCGGGCGGCATCGGCGTCGTGGTCGACAGCGTCGATGCCCTGCGGACCTGGTTCACCCTTTGCGATGTAGAAACATGAAGTACGTGCGCGTGAAGAAATTGGTGGAGCTCACCGGCTACACCGAGAAGGCGATCTACCAAAAGATCGGCAAGGGTGTCTGGGTGGAAGGCACGCACTATCGCCGGGCGCCGGACAGCAATATCCTGCTGAATGTGGAGGCCATCGAGCGATGGGTAGAGGGCGACAAGGTAGTGGTGTAACGCCCCTCAAGACGACGATCCGGGTGAGGTTCACCTGGTCCGGTCAGCGCCAGGTCTACACCCTCCCCCTGGCCCCGACCTCCGCCAACATCAAAGCTGCCGAGCGGCTGATGCTCTCCATCCGTCGCGACATCGAGCGAGGGATCTTCGAGCCCGGTAACTATTTCAAAAACTCCCTGATAACGGACGCCGCTCAAACTTCTTTCGAGGCGTACGCCGACAAGTGGATGGGGTCTCTCACGGTCGCGCACTCGACAGCCGGTCAGTACAAGGGCGTGATCAACGGGGTGTGGAAACCGGCGTTCATCGGAAAGACCATGGCCGAGATCAAGCACGCCCCCTTCGAAAAATGGCGTAAGCTCTTGATACTCCTCGGGAAAGAATGGTCGGAGTGGCAGGATTTGAACCTGCCTGCCGGGGGAAAAGGGAGAACTCAGGAGGAGAGAATTGCTGAAAAAACAAAGGCACTACTTCTCTGGAGTCCTCCCTTGTCCTATGTATTGGTCACGGAATTGGTCACGGAAATCGCATGTCCAAATTGCCTAGCCCCATCACGGTGAACACCGCGTCCAGACTGATCGAGTCGATCGGCCGAGCGGGCGATATGCAGCGAGCGCTAGACCGAAGCGCCTGGGCGCTCAGCTACACAAACTCCGGCCAGGCCGTCACCCTGCGGGCGGTCAACGAGGTGACGCGCATCCTCATGCGGCACGAGGTCGTGGACTTCGGGTTCGAGCTGTCAATGCGCGACGACAGGACGCACGTATGGTGGCGGGCAACCGACCACGGAAAACCGTTCTCGTATTCCCTCGACTTCTCCCGGTCCCTGGAGCCCGGATGGGAAGACGTGTTGCGGGGGTTCGAGTCGACGGTGATGCTGTCTCGATGACCTTCCCCCTCTCCAACCTCATCGCCGCTGAGAGCTTGGCGGCGAACCGCATGGACGTTGCTGCTCAGTCGGCGAAGGTCCTCCGCGGCCCTTTGTGGGCCTGGCACCTTCAGTCTTACATGCTGGTCGCCCTGGAAGGCCTCGGCGCCTGCGTAAAGAGCACATGGTTTAGAGCTGGGTTTGCACACGCTCTAGCCACCCCTGGCGGGCTTCAGTACGAAACTGTCTATGTCCCGATGAGCCTGAGCAACGAAGATTTCCAGCGATCCCTGGAAGCCCAACTGATAATGGCTGCACTCGTATGATTGTCTCCAAGGCTCACCAGAAGCTGGTGCTCAAGCTCCAGAACCCCGACCGGGTGACGACCGTCATTCCGACCGCGCGGAAGTTTGAGTTCGACGGTTCTGCCAACTTCGTCGCAGTGCCTCACAGGCTCGACGAAGTTCGCGTTCTGAATAACATGGGCATCGCCGCGCCCTCCCCCATCCGGTACTTCTACGACTGGCCGGGGATGTTCAAACCGTTCGACGCACAGCTGCAGACGAGCGACTTCCTGACACTGAACCAGCGCGCTTTCGTGCTCAACGACATGGGCACCGGCAAGACCATGGCCACGCTCTGGGCATACGACTACCTGCGTAAGATCGGGAACGTCCGCCGGGCGCTGGTGATCTCCCCCCTGTCCACGCTCGAGAGGACCTGGGCCGACGAAGTGTTCAACCACTTCCCCGAGCTCAGCGTCGGGGTCCTGCATGGCACCAAGGAGCGCCGCCTTAAGATCCTGCAGGAAGACTTCGACATCTACGTCATCAACCACGACGGCCTTAAGGTCATCCAGCAGGCCCTCATCGAGCGGGACGACATCGACCTGATCGTCATCGACGAGATCGCCTCCTTCCGCAACGCCAGCACCCAGCGATGGAAGGCGCTCAAGGCAGTCTGCGACGGGCGTAAGCGGGTGTGGGGCTTGACCGGCACACCCACTCCCAACCTCCCTACGGACGCCTGGGCGCAGTGCCGCCTGATCTGTCCGGAGCGAGTGCCGAAATACTTTGGCCAGTTCAGGGACGCGGTGATGCGGCAGCAGGGACCGTTCAAGTGGCTAGTGCGAGACACAGCATCTGATGTTGTGGCCGACGCGATGCAGCCGGCCGTGCGGTTCACTCGTGACCAGTGCGTTGATCTACCGCCCTGCATCTACCAGACACGCGAGGTCGACCTCACGCCGGAACAGCGCAAGGCGTACAAAGATATGCTGGCGAAGCTGCATATGGAGTTCGAGGACCGTCAGGTGCTGGCGGTCAACGAGGCTGTGAAGATGCAGAAGCTGGTGCAGATCGCCTGCGGGGTGGTCTACGGCGCCAAGGGCGAGGAAGTTGTTCTGCCCACTGAGCCGCGTATCAACGTCATCAAGGAGATCGTCGAGGAGGCCGGCACGAAGGTGATCGTGTTCGTGCCTTACAAGGCGGTGCTGCGCTACGTGGCCGAGCAGCTGAGCCAGGACTTTACGGTCGAGTGCATCTCGGGCGAGACGTCGAAGTCAGAGCGTGACCGCATCTTCTACGAGTTCCAGAAAACCCCCCAGCCGCGGGTGCTGGTGGCGCAGCCTGCCGCCATGTCTCATGGCCTGACGCTAACGGCTGCGAACACAATCGTATGGTATGCGCCTGTCACGTCGAACGAAACCTATGAGCAGGCCAATGCCCGCATTGTCCGCCCCGGCCAGAAGCACACCCAGTTCATCGTGCACGTCGAAGGTACGGAAGTGGAGCGGCGCATCTACCGCCGCCTCAAGGACAAACAAAAACTCCAAGGCACACTTTTGGACTTGTTAGCTAGTTGACACATGCTAACAGATAGCGCATAGTCATCTCATCGCCCCGGCTGAACCGGGGACCTGAACGAGGAGAACGTGACCATGCAGATGGATGACGTCGTCGAGAGGTATATCAAACTCCGCGACGCAAAAGATAAGCTCCGCGCCCACCAGAAGGCCGAGATGGCCAAGCTGGACACGGTGATGGACCAGCTGGAAGTGATGCTGTTAGCAGAGCTCAACGACAAAGGGCTCGAGGCCGCTAAGACCTCTCACGGCACGGTCTACAAGTCCGTGAAAACCCAGGCCGGCGTGGCCGACTGGGACGCACTGTTGTCCTATATACAGGCCAACGGGCTTTGGACTATGCTTGAACGACGCGTTAGCAAGGACGCCGTCGTCCAGTTTCGCGAAGCCAACAACGATCTGCCGCCGGGCGTGAACTGGCGGGAGGAAGTATCAGTCAACATCAGGAGATCAGCTTGAGCCTGACCACCACGACGGGGTCGCTCCCCGCACACATCAAGGCCGCCTTCGGCGGCTGGCAAGGCAACGACGATCTGATCCGCGGGGTCAGCGCCGGGTTCCCGATCATCTCCTACAAGGGGAAGGTCTGGCACATTGTCGAAGGTGACAACCGCCAACTCGTCGCCAACGACGATGGAGATCCGGTGAGCTCGCTCGAGCTCGTCATCCTCAAGGCCAACCCGCACATCTCGAAACTCTTCTACTCGTCCGGCTATGTCGAAGGCAGCAGCGAACGTCCGACGTGCTACTCGCACGACGGCACCGCGCCGGCCCTGGACGCCGCCGAGCCGCAAGCCAACAAGTGCGCGATCTGCCCCCGCAACCAGTGGGGCTCTCGCGTGACCGAGCAGGGCGCGCGGGGCAAGGAGTGTGCCGACAGCCGCCGCCTGGCCGTGGCTCCGATCAACGACCTGGGTCGCGGGATGCTCCTGCGGGTGCCTGCTGGCTCCCTCAAGGAACTTGTCACGTATGCAGAGGGCCTGCAGCGTCGACAGATCCCCTACCAGGCGATCGTCACCAAGCTGAGCTTCGACCACACGGTCGCCCACCAGAAGTTCGTGTTCAAGCCGGTGCGCCTGCTGAACGAAGCCGAGGTGGCCGAAGTCGTGAGCACCCTCAGCGGCTCCACGGTCGATCAGATCGTTGGGTTGCAGGGGACGCAGTCGCCCACGGATGCCGTGCCGGCTGCTGCCAAGGCGGCGGCCGCTCCCGTTGCCACTCCGAAACCGGCGCCGAAAGCGCAGGTCAAGGAAGAGGACGTGGATGCCGCGCTCGACAACCTGCTCTCGCCGGAAGTCGAGGATGCCCCTCCCCCTGCTCCAAAGCCTGCCGCCAAGCCGAAGGCCGCGGCGGCTGAGAAGCCCAAGCCCGCAAGCGTTATCGAGACGGCCGACAAGACCCTCGATGAAGTTCTGGCAGGCCTGAACTTCGACGACTAAGGGGGCTTCGGCCCCCTACTTAGTGCCCTGGAGTAGCGTATGTTTTCTGAGTTGTTTGCGGCGGCCAAGAACGCCAAGTTGAAGACGATCGACTTGGCCGCCCTGCTGGGCGTCTCTCGCCCCACGATCAGCATGTGGTTGAACGGCCACGCTGAGCCCCATCACCTACATGCTAACAAGGTGGTGAAAATCCTTGACGCAGTTCGCCTCGCGCTGGAAGCTGGGGATCTGCCCACGCCCAAGGGGCTGTCTGCGCCTGAGCGCCTGGACTACCTGCGTAACGTGGTAGCCACGCACATCGCCTAGCCCGGGCTAGGTTAGCTGCGGTCAAGGCGCCCACACGCAGCAAGAAAAGAAATGGCGTCGCTATACGGGTGACGATACGTGGAAACCAAGGAGTTTCTCGACCGGGTCCTGCCGTCTGCTGGCCGGCGCTGCATCGGTGTCCTGGTCAAAGGCGAGCGAGGCATGCGCCATCGCTTCCTGCAGGACAACACATCGGCTGAGGTGTTCGCTAAGCGGGCCGATGCCAGCCCGTCTGCTAACGTCTATTTCGGCTGCGCGGGGTTCGGCGAGGACAACACCCGCAAGGCGGTGAACGTGGTGGCCGTCCGGTCGTTCTGGCTGGACCTGGACTGCGGACCCTCGAAACCCTACGCCACGGCTCGCGACGGCGTCAGAGCCCTGCTGGCTTTCGTATCGACGCTCGGCCTGCCGGAGCCGCTTGTGGTCCTGTCCGGCAACGGCGTGCACGCCTACTGGGTGGCGAACGCCGACATGCCCCCGGAAACCTGGCGTGCTACCGCTGTGCTACTGAAGCAGGCCTGCCGCATCGCCCTCCTCGCGGCCGACCCGTCGCGCACGGCCGACGTCGCGAGCGTCCTGCGCCCGGTTGGCACGCATCACAAGAAAGCCGAGCCGAAGATGGTGCGGTCGTTGATGGTGCCTACGACCGATATTGACCGCAGCGAGTTCCACAAACTTATTGAGGCGTACATCGAAGGCGCCGGCGAGGATCCGGACCTTCCAGAGTTCACCGGCGACCGGTCCCTCAACTCCGACCTGATCGGTGACCGCCCGGCCCTACCACCCTCATACGCTGACAGCATCGTCGAGGAGTGCGCCGCCATGGCGCACATGCGTGAGACACGCGGCAACATCCCTCAGCCGATGTGGTACCGGCTCCTGGGCGTCCTGGCCCACACTGAGGACGGGGCCGAGAAGGCGCAAGAGTGGAGCAGCGGGCACCCTGCCTACTCGGAAGACGAGACAGCCCGTGAGCTTGCTAGGGCCGGAGGTTTCGGTCCGTCCACGTGCGCGGTGATCCGCGGGTCCTGTGAGGTGGACTTCTGTGCGGTCTGCCCACGCCTGGGTAAGGTCACCAGTCCGATCCTGTTGGGGCGTCAGGCGCCCGGCCCGGTGCCGGTGCACACTACCGTCATCATGCCAGACGGACAGACGTCGAGCGAGCAGGTCACCTTCCCCGAGGGCTACGAGTACCGGATGCCATCGATCGGTTTCGGCAGCCCTCAACTGTGCGCCAGGGTGTTCGACGGCGACGAGGAAAAATGGATCGCATTCTCTGACTGCCTGTTCATGCCGAAGGTCCGGATCGAGGACGTGCTCGAGAACTACTCGTTGGAAATTGAGCAGACGGTACGCGGCAAGGACAAGCGCTACTTCATGCTCGACTGCGGGCTTATCGGGGGCGGCGGCTCGCCCCTATTCACTGAACTGGCCAAACACGAGATCGTCTCCATGCCCCGACAACAAGCTCACCTGCAGAACTACCTGCAGTCCTGGGTCGACAAGCTCCGCAAAGAGGCCGAGGCGCGCAAGGCCTTCTCACACTTCGGTTGGCACGAGGGGAACTTCCTGATCGGCGACACCCTCTACACCGAGGAAGGCCACACCAAGGCGATGCTGACCGGCAACGCCGCCCGGCGTGCAAAGGTGTTTCAGGTGGCCGGCTCCTACGACCGCTGGAAGGAGATCATCGACGCGGCCTACAACCACCCCGGCCAGGAGCCTTTCCAGTTCCTGGTCATGCAGGCGTTCGCCGCGCCGCTGCTCGACAGGTTCAAAGAGTTTGGTGGTGTGACCACCTACGCCCACTCCGAGGGGACAGGCGCCGGTAAGACCACGGCGCAGCGGGCGGCGCTGTCTGCCTGGGGCGCCTGGGACCGCATGCAGCTGACCGATGGCAAGACGACCGGCAACGCGTTCTTCGCCCTGCTCGGCACCTACAACGCCATTCCTGTGCTCTATGACGAGCTCACCAACATGGCCAACGCCGACGCGGCGCGCCTGGTGTTCGACGTCTCGTCCGGCCGGACGAAGGAGCGGCTGCAGTCCACAGGGCTCATGATGGACACCAACGACAACTGGTGCACGATCGTCATGTCCTCCGGTAACAATCTTTTGAGCGAGAAGATCAGTCTACATCGCGCTTATGGGGAGGCCGAAATCGCCCGTTTGTTCGAGTTCACCATCCCACGCGGGATCAGCCCGCTGGATCCAAACGAGGCCGCTGCGCTGTTCTCTCAGCTGGGGGACCACTACGGCCACGCCGGGCGGGAGTTCATGCAGTATGTCGTGCAGCACCTACCAAAGGTTGACGACGCCCTCCGATCTGTTCGCTACGTGTTCAACCGCAACGCCAACATTCAGCAAGGCGAACGGTACTGGAGCGCCCTGCATGCGTGCGTGCTAACTGCCTTAAAAATATGCAGGAAGCTAGACATCGTCCAGTTTGACGAGAACGCGCTAACAGCCTGGATCGTCGAGCAGCTGGAAGTGAACCGTCGCAACCAGAAGCAAGCGGTGGCAGACCCGACCGAACAGATCGGCCGGCTGCTCTCCGACATGTGGCAGGGCATCCTGGTGACAGAGGGTGAAGGCGACCTTCGCACTCGGGCGATTGCCCCCATTGTGGGTAATCAGCACCCTAGAGGCGCGCTGGTCGGTCGGGCGATCATTCCAGTTGCAACCTCCACCAATGGCGCTCTTAATGAGCGGGCGGTACTGCTGCTCAGCCAGCAGGCCGTTCGTGATTGGTGTAACAAGAAAGGTGTTAGCGCGCGGGAGATGTTCACTGCGGGGGTGGCCGGCAAGTGGATTGAACCCGAGACCCGCCGTTACCAGTTGGGTAAGGGCACGGAGCTCTATAGCCACATCTCTGGCCAGGTGAACTGCTGGGTTATCAACCTGCAGCGGCTGGGGATCGACGCGGGGGGCGGCTCCGTCGCTAAGATCGCACAGCTCGTGGGAGACAGCCGTGTCGCAGGTGTCGTTAGTTAATGCAGTAGACAGCATACTCGCAGAGTACTTCCCCGGCGGCCATGTGCCGTCGCCGACGGCCGATATGTTAGCTTGTTTGGGCGGAGTTATTCGTCTGCATCTACCGAGTACCGTCGCAGATCGGCCTGATTGCGAGAGAGGCTCACCCCTCCTCGCAGCTGGTCGTTTTGGCGACGACGTTCGCGCAAGGCCCGGTACATCGAGGCCTCGGTAATGACCTGGCTGAGCGCTCCGTCCTGTTGCCGGGCGGCGTTGTACTGAGCCACGGCTCGACGCACATCGCGCATGGCGGAAGGGTTGCTGCTGTTGGCGGCTTCCACGAACTGGCGGAGCAGCGCCGACCGGCGTTCCTGAAGTTGTTGCTGCGCGGTCGAGACGGCGATCCGGTTGTTGTACGCACCGAGCGCCGCCTGGGGCTGGAAGCCCGCGGCCTGCGCAGCCAGCTGCAGGGGAGAGAGCTCATCGGCCGGGATGACCTGGGCGCCAGCCGCCGTGGTCACGCCGCTGTCCGCGTAGCGGGCGGCACGCATCACGTCGCGCACGATCTTGGGCATGAGGAGCTCGACGCCTCGCTCAGTCTCGCCTTGACGCAGGTACTTCGCACCATCGGCGAACTGCGCCAGCAGCGTGCCGGCAGGGCCCAGCACCGCCGACCCCATGTATGCAAGGATGTTTTGGCGGTCGATGGTGTCGAGATCCCTCGAGAGCAGCAGCATGTCGCCGAGACCCGCGCGGTTGGTAATGTCTCCGGGCAGCAGATCACGGACGCCCGGCGCGTAGAAGATACCGCGGGCCATGACCGAAGCGGCGTCGGGACCGAAATTGTCCACGAGCATCTCGTTGAAGTCTCGCTCGGCGTCGTGCGGCTTGTCGGGGTCACCGAACACCTTGTTGATCACGTTGGCGGCGAAGGCCAGGGTGCCAGCCATGGGCAGGCCCATCATGCCGGTGAGCGCGCCGTGCGACATCATCACGCCCGTCAGGATGCGACGGGCGATCTGGCGTTCGTCGGGCGACAGGCTCTTGTCGAACGCGGCCTTCATGTTGTGCGCCAGCGAGTACATCATGCCTTGCTGGTAGGTCTTGAACTGGAACAGCAGCTTCGTCGGCAGAGGAAGTTTGCGCGTGTTGAAAAGCTCCGGCGCGTTCTCCCGGGTGAAGTCGAAGTGCGTGTCCGCGATCATCTTCTCGGCGAACCGGTAGGCTTCGAACTTCGCCTTGGCGGCCGCGTCCGTGCCGCCCAGCATGGTCGCGAGGTTGGGGTCGTCCTTGAGGAACTGAGCGAACTGCGCATCCGACAGGGTAGGCACGTTCTTGCTCCCGCCCTTGCTGAGGCGGTAGGCGGCCAGCGCCGTCATCAGTCGGTTGGTCTTCTCGGTGAAGTGCATCGGGTAGCTGGACAGGCGCATCAGCTTGCCCGCGTACTTCGACCCCGGCGCGTCCGCGAGATCCTGGAACAGGGACGCGTGCGTGCGCCCAATGATGTTACGGGACGTCAGGTAGTCGATGAGCGACTTCTCATCCTCGGTCTTACCGACGTCGCGCTCGTTGCCGGACTTGGCAACTTCCTTCCATCCGGCCACGGTATCCGACATGGCCTTGGTCAGGGCGCTCGCCGCCCGGCCGGACGGGAAGTACGCCTCCATGGTCGGCAAGGTGATCATCGGCGTTTGTAGGGCGTGCACCACCATGGCCGAGGGGCTGGCGGCCAGCTGGTAGACGTAGGCCATGTTCGCCAGGGCGTCCTGCACAGGCGTCTTGGCGTACTCGCCAAGCATGTTGTAGTGGCGCTTCAGCTGGTTGTAGACCTGCGACAGCTCGACGTCGGACTTCGACGCCTCCTTAATATCTGTGAGCAGGTTGCGCAGCTTATAGCCCTGCTCGAGCTGAGCCAGCAGCTGAGCGTTCCGGCGGGTAGAGTCGACGAACACGCGCACGCCGTCGCGGCTGGCGCCCGCCACATTCTTCCGCTGCAGGCCGCGCTTCAGGGCCGCGGTGTCCGGCAGCATGTTCATGTGCAGCTGGTTCAGCATCGACTTGATGCCGCGCAGGGCGTCGGGATCTTCGCTGTCGCTGATCTGTTTATCCAGCAACTCGTTCATGCGCGCGATGTATCCCTCGCGGCCGCCGGCCTCGGCGAAGTCGTAGTCCTCGGCGAAGCGTTCTTCGACGTCATACCCCTCGGACTTCAGGGCCTCGATGCCTTTGGCCTGGTCAGCACGCGTCTCGAAGTGCTGGACGATGCGGCTGTCTTGGTCACCTTCCTTGGTGGCGACGGCCACATACTTGCCGTAGCGTGCCAGAGGGAAATAGACCTTGAGCCCGCCGAACTTCTTGTTGAAGTCCTTCAGCAGCTCCTCACGTTCAGGCTTCGACAGGTTCTCCGCGTTGTCGATCGCTTCGCGGCCGAGGCGGCGGAAGTCCTCAAGCTGTTGCTTGTAAGTGTCGAACACCTGGCGCACGACGTCCTGCGCCGGTTGGCTCAGCGACGCAAACTCAGGGTCGTTCGTCCCCACAACATCTTTCTGCTCCGTCGTCGCACGGATCAGCAGGTCGGTGATCTTCTGTTCTTCAGCCTTCGTGCCACGCCAGGCCAGCGCCGTGTCGTCGGAGGACTTCAGATAGTCCTGCCGCAGTCCGGCGATCCGGCTGAGGTTGTCCTGCCAGTTGTGTAGCTGAGGGAGTTTCTTGCCCCACGTCTCGGCGATCTGGCGCTGGGTCGTGAGCTTGAGGACGGCACGGCGGGTGGCGTCACCCATGTTGGTCATGACGTCCTGGGCGGTCTGCTTGACGGCGGCCTCGGCCTTTTCCGGCGTATCGACCGGAGCGGCTGGGCGGAACATCGTGTCATCGCCGATCACACGGCCTGTGTTGCCGTAGCTGGTTGGCCGGCGGCCGATCTCGCCTGACGAGATGCGCTCAAAGATGTCGTCAGCGCCGGCCAGCCGCTTGCGGTCGAAAGCGTCCCTAACCGCCTTGAAGAGGTTGACGATGCGCTCGAACATCCTCTTCACGAACGGCTTGTCCGTCTTCACCCCGACAAGTTCGCCGTCGATGGTGAAGGGCTGCTTACTCATGGTGCGGCGTTCTTGCCAGTTGGCGAACGCCTCGGCGACCACCTCCTCAACTCGCGTCTCGTCGGACAGGTTACCATGGGCCGCACTCTTCGACAGAGCGACAGCAGCGCGGTCTCCCCGTGTTGCGCGGGCCAAGCGCTGCCACTCTTGCGAAGTAAACAGGTCGAGGCCGCGAAGCGCGTGGAGCACTTCGTGGTCGAACGTCTTCGTCATGTCGAGGGCGCCCTGCCCGGTCGAGATGAGGATGGCCTGGATCTTCGGGAAGTAGGCGCCTCGGGTGCCGGGTTGCTTGGTAGCGGCCTCGGCCAGGGTGTGCTCGACAACGCTAACAGCAACCCGGTCGTCGATGCCGTACTTCACGAGCTCGGTCCGCATGCGGGAGACGGCTTCGTCCTTGTGCGGTCGCCAGTAGTCCGCCCACTCCTGCTGGTTAACGGGCGTTTCTTCGAACCGCATGGCGGCCTTGCCGGACTTACTCACAGCTGCCATCTCGTCGACAGCGGTCGACACTTCGTCAGGGGTCCAGGCTTCGTTATTCAGCAAGCCGTTGACCTGGTTCAGCTGTTCCTGGGTCAGCTTGTTCTTCTGGAACAAGTTCAGGGCGCGGTCGAGCACGGCCTGGTGCTCAGCCGGCAGCACATCCCCCTCCGGAATGGTCTCGGGCGGGGCAGGCGCGGCCTGATCGAGCACCGGCTCAGCCGGAACCTGCTGGTCGTTGGCGGGAAGCGGAGCCACCTCAGGAAGCGGAGGGTCTTCCTTGGCAAGGCCCTTTTTCCACTGATCGCCGTAGGCCAGGCCAGCCTCGTAGGCTTCCTTAATAACCTTGCCTGTCTTCGGTCGGGTGCTGAGCGGCCGGAGACCGGTCGCTTCCTGAGCGCCCTCCATGAACGCCCGTTGCGCGACCTTGCCCTTGAAGTCCGCCGAGTTCTCCAGGGCGGCTTGCATGAACGGGTAAGTCTCGAAGCGCCGTGCCGCCGGGTTCACGTCGGCGTTCTTGGTCGGGCGGCCGTGGCTGTCGAACAGCTTGTAGTTGGCGGGCTCACTGACCGTCTCAGGCGGCGGTTCGCTCACGGCCGCGAGTTGGGCCGGCGGCTCGGGCAAGCGCCCTTCCGCAATCGCGCGCTCCTCGCCACGCACGATCTGTCCGGCGCGCTCGACGACGGCTGGCGGAGCCTCCTCGGCGGTGAGCTTGAACCGCTCAGGATCAACATAGGCGGCGGCCTGCTGCCGCAGAGTGAGTTCATCACGGAAGCCTTGCTTGGCTTCCTTGACGCGCCCGAGGCGCTGCAGCTCGTCCGGACGGATGCCGTTGTTGTAGCCAGCATCTTTCAGCGCCTTCGCGAAGCGGTCGTAGATCCCCGATGTCGACGGGTTCTCGATGACGTCGCGCAGGATCGCTTCGCGCTGCGGATCCGTTCGAGCCGGCTCGCCTTGTCCGAACTCTCCCGTAATATCTTGCTGCGTCCGAGTGTTGATCTCTTCGGGCGTGAGAACGGTCGGCTCGGGCTCGGGCTGGACCGGCGGGCGCAGACGTTCTTCCTCGGTCTTGGCCAGGCCGAGCATGCCGGTTGCTTCGTCGCCCACGCGGGTCATGGCGTCGAGCACTCGGGTACGGTGATCCAGCGCCGCCAGGCGGCGATCGATCTCCTTCGAGCCGATCTTGGCTGTCTCAAGTTCTGTGTGCGCGTCAGCGATAGCCTGGGCCTCGTCGTCCAGGCGGGTGCGAACGGCTTCAGGGTCTCCGGACCTAACGGCCTCAGAGAGCGAGAATGCGAACTTCAGCGTGGGGCTGTCCGGCCGGATGTCGGGGTCCAGCTGGCGCACCTGGCGCAGGATTTCGCGCGGCCCGTAAGAGGTTGTCACGTCAGCATAGGGCTGAGCATGAAAGAGATCGGGGGTGTTAGGGTCGCGCTCCGGCAGCGCCTCGGGCGGCGTCTCCTCGATCGGCAGACGCATCGCGTCTTCCGGTTTCCACGGAGCCTTCACGCCAGGTTCCGGCGTCGGAAACAGGTCGCGCTGGATCACCGGCTCCGGACGGAAGGTCTCCGGAAGCGGGGCGTTGCCCAAATAATTTTGGGCGGCGTACACCTGCGGATCCACCAGAGGTCCGGGCTGAGCGTCACTGGTGGGTCCGCGCAGATACTCGGCCGCCGCATCTGCCGGGTTCACTTGCAGGAGGTTGACAGGATCGGCCGGCAGCTCAGGAGCCTGAAGGGCAGGTTGCGTGCTCGCAGTATAGTCCGCGTAGGCAGTCCTGACGCCAGCAGGCATCATGCCTCGGCCGACCGCGCCGCCAAGCGCCATCAACGGGCGGCTGCCTGCCCACTCCTTGTTGAAGGCCGCGCCGGTCAGCGCAGCAATCGCAAACTTGGTGGGATCGACTTCTCCGGTGTCGAAGTACTCTTGTCCGGCCTCGGTAGCTCCGGAGATCGCAGAGTTGAACATCGCCAGCCGCCGCGCCTGGGCGCCGACCTGACCGGCTTTCAGCAGATCGAGAGATGGTCGGCCGCCGAGCAACGATGGGATCGCGCCGCCGACGAAGCTGGCGATGGGGTGCTGTTCACGGTCACGCTGCAGGGTTTCTTCGTCGAGGCCGACCGACTGGGCGAAGTCAGGGACCTGGCGCAGCAGAGCTGTCTGTGCGTTGCTCGCCAGGAAGCCGGACCCCAAACCGCCGATGAGCCCGCCGATGACGCCGCCAAGCGGCACGGTAACTGGCGCAGCAGGCCCACCGAGCAGGCCGAAAGCTGAACCGAGTTCGGCGCCAGCCGACGCTCCGGCAACACCGACAGCGGCAGGGACCACGTTCTCGAGGGCGCCGCGCTGCAACGCTCCGAACAGCGAGGACTGTTCTTCCTCGCCGCCCCAGTCCGTTACGCCGCTAAAACCGTTCTGGAAGTACGCCACGCCAGCTCACTATCGCCGATTGTTTTCCAGGTAGGTGTTCATGTCCTGGCCTGTCCCGAGCCCGAACGCACCTGACGGCATCCCGGCAGCGGGAGTCGAACGCTCTTGCGGAGCGGTCGGCGCGCCTAGCACGGTGCCAAGTGCCGGGAACGCGATACCTGACGGCTGTTGGTTACCGCGGGCAATCGCCGCTTTGGCGGCAGGCAAAGATGTGTACGGACGCGGGTCGCCTCGCACGAAGAAGAACCACTGGCCTGTTGGGCTGTTGGGGTCGGCCCGATAGTCCAGCTTGCCGGCCTGAAACAGGGCCATGTTCTCTGCGGAGTCCAGCAGGGTGATGGGGGTTCCCGGAGGGACCGGCCGTCCGGCGGCTCTGGAGAACAGCCAGCTGTCCGCAGGGTTGCGCGAGTTGAGGAAGATCGGGTTTCCGGCAGGGTCGGTCGCCGGACGAAGTTCCTGCAGGCCGGAGAGGTTCGTGATCGTCTCCTGGGCCTGGCGCTTGTCGGCGAACGACGCCGTGGGGCTGGCAATCGTCTGCTGCGCCTGGAGAATGATCCGGGCAGCAGAGTTCTGCGTCTCGACCAGGGCGGTCTGAGCACGAGACTGGTCGGCGTTCGCGTTGGCGGCGTTGGCCTGCGCATTGGTCGCGCCCACACGCGCCTGGGGGCCGCCGGCCGCCAGGTCGCCCTGCACCTGTTGTGTCTGTGCGTTCGTCTGGTTCACGGTCGCGTTGTTCACGTTGACCTGGGACTGCGCCAGCATGGCGCGTGTGGCCTGCTCACGGATCTGGATGTTTTGCGTAAGGAAGGCCGAGAACCTGTCAGGCGAGGTCAAGGCCATGGCGTTGGCAGTCAGGTCTTGCTGCCAGGAGACCCCCGCTTGAGGGTTCCCGAACACCTGTCCGGGGATCGTGATGCCGAGGTCACCGTCCACGTTCATCATCTGCGCGGTGCCGTCGTTGCGCACGGCGATGTAAGCACGAGTCTGCGTCGGCGCGAACTGGTTGAACGCAGACACGAGCGCCGCCGTCCCCTTCTCGGGATCGGTCTGCATCAGGCGGTTGGCCGCCATGACGGCCTCAGCGTACTTCTCACGCTGCTGCTGCATCTTGGCGTTATCCACCTGCACGGACGCCAGCTGGTTCGCGAAGTAGGCCTGCATCATCGCGGAGCCCTGCGCCATGTACTCCGGGTCACCGGAGCGGATCATGGCCATGGCGTTGGCGCGCATGATGTCCTGGTCGTCGCGCGTGCGAGGGGTGTCGGTGAACCGCACGCGGCCGAGGTCGTCCTTGTAGGCCCGCAAATTGGCGGGGTTCTCGGGCAGAGGAGCGGGTCGCTCCGGTCCCTCGATCATACCTCGCTCACCGAACGTCGCCACGACCTGGGGCTCAGCGGCCTGGGGCGGCGCCACGCCAGCGGCCGGCGGAGCTGCGCCCGTTGGCGCAGTAACACCTTGAGGCAACGCAGCGCCGCGCGCCGTGGCCGGCAGCGTGTACGGCAGATTGAAGAACACATTACCGCCGATGTTGGTGCCGGTGCGGCCAGCAGCCCAGTCAGGCGTGGCTTGCCGGTTGCTGCCTTGCGCGATCAGGGCGGCCTGGGCGGTTGGCGAGTAGAAATGTGTCGCGCCGTTGGTCGGGTCTTGGCCGTCCAAGGCTTCACGCATCCACTGCAGCGCGTTGGCATAAGCCGGGCTGTTCCGATCCGTACGCAGGAGCTCGTCGCGGCGAGTGCTCCACGGCTCAAACTGGCTCGGAGCCAGGACGATGTCGGCGAGTGTCGCGCCAGGGCTGGCCTTGAGTCGGTTAGCGATTACGCTGGCCACGGCGCGGCGGCCTTGCTCATCACCAGCTTCGCCGAGCAGTGTCAGCGCGCCGAGGTCGAGGTCTTGCGGCCGCAGGTTGATGTTTGGCCGAGCGGCGGGCGCTGACGCCGGAGCAGCGGTATTCGGCACGGCAACGCCCCGCGGAAGGTTGGCCGTCATGCGCCCGGGCGCTCGCAGCGCGGGCTGCAGCTGAACATCTTTCTCCGGCGTGTACGGCCCCTGCGCCGGCAGCGTTTCCGTCTGCGACTGCGCAGACACCTGCGGCCCGATCGCGGTACGCGTGACAGGCGCTCTCACCCGATTTTCATATCCGGCGAGATCGTCCGATCCCACACCGTCCCAGTTGATCTGCAGCCCTTCGGCCAGCTCCTCCGGTGACCACGAGCGGCCGCCGTTGGCGGTGCCAACGACCTCGCCTGCAGCCGTGTTGTTGCGGTCAATCTCTTCCTGCGCGCGACGCCGACGGTCGTCCTGCTCGCGCTGGCGGCGGAGGTCAGTGACTTTCTTGTAGGTGTCGACTGCCGATGTGGCGACGTTGCCAAGAACCAAACCTAGACGCATGGCAGCATCCCGTAATTGACCATCTTGTAGCCGGTGAAGTGAGTGGAGACGGCCTCGGGGATAACGGCTTCAACCTCGTCGGCCATCACCCCGCGTTGGCGAGATCCTCCCCAGCGGTAGCGGAACTCGTAGACACCAACGCCGGGCATGAGTTCGCCCACCTTGACGATGTCGGTTTTCGCCAGGCGATCTGACAGCTTGAAGGGTTGGATCAGCCCCATGCCTGCACCGAGCAGCGAGCCGATGCCTTGCCCGAGACCAGCGTCAGCCTGGGCCTGCGCGTTCATGTCGGCGACACCGAGTTGCGTGTATGCATCGAGGTTCGCGCCATAGCTTTTTTGCGCGATGCCGTAGCCGGCAAGCGGAACGCCGGCCGATCCGTTAGCAGCTCCAAGCGCACCGGAGGCGACACCAAACCCTCCCTGCGCTGACGCGCCGGCAGCTTGAGAGAACCCAAGAGTGGCCGACTGTCCGCCGCGACCGTAGTTGGCAGCATCAGACGTCAGCTGCATGCCGAGCGACTTTGCCGCCAGGCGTGCCCGGTTCATCGCCCCGGCTTCCGTAGCGGTGTTGCTGACGGCCATGTCCGCCATGGCGCTCACTGCCATGGGTGACGTGGGGTTGATGCCCATGCCTGCCAGGCGGCGGTTCATCCCTGCTTGCTGAGTGGTCTCAGCACGGCGCACATCACCGAGCGCAAGGGTCGCCTGGCGTTCCACCTCGGCCGGTTCGGAATACCGCGTCACCATATCGTAGTAGCGCCGCTCAGCCGGCTGGCCGAAAGTATCGTAGCGGGTGTCCGCCTTCCGCGCTTCGTCCATCTGGAGGCCGTAGACGTCGTCCATGCGGTCTTGCGTGCGTCGAGACGAGCTGATCATCTCGTCGAGAAGCGGAGAGATACGTTCCTTGTAGAAGTTCTCGGAGAACGCTTGAGCGCGCTCAGCCACGGCGGTGTTGGCCTGGGCCGCGGCGCCGATCTGCGGGTCGTACTGGGTCTCGTGGTCCTTCTTCACCTGGGCACGCTCAGAGATGCGCGACGGCTTCCGGGTGTTCATCTGACGCTCAGACATACCTGCACTCTTCTCTGAACATGACGAAGATGTAGACATCCACGCCGCCGGGACCGGCCTTTTCCAACGTTGCTTCCCTGCGAAAGCCAATATGCTCCACAAACCGGACAGACTCAAGATTATCTGCGTGAACCCAAGCTGTTAGGCGCTTTACACCAAGTTGGTTGAAAGGATAGTCGAAGCCCCATTTCAGGAACTCCCTGTTCAGCCACTTACGGCCGGGTTTGCCTGCCAGGTGCACGAAGATGTTCTGGCCGTTGTACTCGTCGTATACGGCAGCGGCGATCACCTCGTCGCCCTTCATCAGGCAGATGCCCTTCTGCTGCTTGGTGCGAGTGATCGAGATGTATTTCAAACAAAACGCAAAGGCGCGGAGGGCGTCACTAATCACCCTGTAGGTCATCTGGCGTTGAGCCTCGTGATGATGGAGTTCACCTTCGCGATGACATCCGACAGGCTGGCGTCACTCGCCAGTTCCGTCAGTGACTGGCCGCGCACGCCGGTGATCTGCTCGACGTTGTCTTTCAGCGCCTGCAGCGTCCGGTAAAGTCCGGGGTCTTCTGACCGAATGGCCGGGATCGCGAGTTTCTTACGTGTCGCCATAGGCCAGCTCCTGCACCGTAGTGGCCAAGGTGAGCTCGCGGATGGGGATGTTACCGATGATCTCGACCTCATACTCGCGCGCGCGGAAAGCCGGCACACGGATCGGGTCGAGAGCGGTCATGTCGAGCGTGCACTGGAGCGTGCCGTCGCCGTAGATGTTGATCTGGGCCATACGTTCCGCGGAAACCAGCGGCACCTCGAGCATCGCCGAGCCGTTGACGGCGTAGACGTTCAGCTCAGTATCGTTCAGCGCGTCGCTCAAACTTCCTAGGAAGAGACTCGCATTCTGCAGCTCGATCGCCTCGATCTCCGCCTGGTATGCCGCGCCCTCAGCGATAGCAGCATAGTTGGCGTCCATCTTGGCGGCGGAGAACGAGATCGCCTGCGGGAACACGAACCGCTTGCTGCGCCAGGTGAATGTGTAGGGGGCGCTCGTGTCGGCGTCGACCTGGTAGATCTTGTTGTCGTCCGTGTTGACGACGAACAGCTGGGCCGTCCGGTTGTCGACGAACGCGCACGTCGCCTCCATCTCCAGCGGGCTCAACGCCGGTATATCGTCGCGGCTGATCACGATGGCTTTGCGGCTCTGGTACGGCGCTCCGTAGATGCCGAAGTACTTGTTGTCGTAGATCGCGCCGCGGAGGTACTCCGGATTGATCGCCTGCCACTCGTCGCGGCGATACAGCCGGCCGGTGACCACTGATGCCTGGCCGATGCCGATACTCACCAAGCCGTTCGGACTGGCGTAGATCACCCCGGCCACGTCGCTTGCGATCGAGCTCCGGGCAACACACGGCTCGTTGAGCGGCAGCTGCTCGCTCGTCATGGCGCCCGGCGCCACGCCTGTGATGATGTAGGGGAACCGCTCCGTGCAGGCGACGAGCGACGAGCCGAACACACCAAGCCCAACAATGTTGAACGGTAGCGAGATCGCATAGTCGAGCGGCCAGGCGTGGGCAAAGTACGGTTCGGAGAAGTACACCGTGTTTCCGACGAACCCTGCCAGGGATCCGTTGGATAGCGCGACCAGCCCAGCAAGATCTTCAGGCGGCGGAAGCCACCCGGTCGTGGAGAGCTCCTCGCCCAGCTGCGCGGTGACCAGCCCGTCTTCATAGGAAGACGTGCCAACGGCGAACTCGGTAACAAACTGGTAGCTGTCGACCGACTGCCCGGTGACGGTCCGGTACACCCGGATGCCGGTGATGTTATAGCCTGCCGAAGGAGGTGTGGCGAAGGCCGACACGGTCACGAGCTGCCCGTACGGCACATCGATCAGGGCGGACGGAGGCGACGGCGCGCTCTCCTCGACGATCGTCCCGAACGTGTTCAAGTATGTGTACACGTAGGCGCGTGTTTCGACGTCGGCCGTGATGGTGGTGACCAGGTCGGTCGAGGCCGTCTGGCTCGTGCTCGTCAGCGCCACGGTATAGGCAGGCGTTGGCGTCTGCGAGATCGCCCCGTCTTCGACAAGCCCGACACTGTCGCTGATGTTCAGCGTGTGGGCTGAGCCGGCCACAGAGTAGGAGTAGCTGTCACCGCTCGAGGCGACCTCTCCTGAGATGTGCACAGATCCGGTGATGGAGCCCGAGTCGTTCACCCTGACCTGCGACTGAATGTCGAGGGCAAGATCGGGTGCCTCGGGGGCGGCCGTGCACACGACGGTCGGAGACGTCACCGGCGCCGGAACGCCCATGTTGTAGTAGCTTGTCGGGTACGGCTCGGAGGCCGTCGACATCGCGTAGTTGGTCTTTTTCGGGCTGCCGGAGCCTGTGTAATAAACACGGCCCTCGGTCGTATCGGCCAGGGGGCCGGGGGCGACGCTGACATCTTCGGCCCAGACGAGCCAGGCGGAAGTGTCAGCGTCTTTGTAGAGCCGGTAGATGGTCCGCACATCTGCCAGAAGGGGTACGTAGACGAGCGACTGTCCCCGCCAATACGAGAGCTCCTTGGTATAGAGCTTCACATTGTCGGCAGTCTGCGCCTGGTTGCCGGCGAGCATTGTCGCCGACGTCCGAGGTGCAATCCCGTCAAACTCCTTCAGACGGAGTGTCGGCATCATTGGCGCCCGTGCTGTCGAGCAGGCCGACGTCCTCGGTCAGCTCGAGCTGGATGTGCGTCCCGGTTTCGGCCGGCATTTCGTCGGCGACTTTACGAGGCCGTCCGCGCGCGGGGCGTGGAGCGGCTTCGAGTCGGTCGGCGATCGCTTGTCCGGCTTCGGTGAACACCATTTCCCCGGCGATCATCTGGCCGAGGATCATGTGCCCGTGCTTGGCGTCCGCTTGCAGCTGGCCACTCACGAGGTCGCCGCCAACTTCCTTGGCGACTTGTTCCCAGATTTCCGCCATTTAACCGACCGGCTTCTTGCCGCCGAACGGGCCGTCAATCAGGTTGCCGCTCACGGACGACTTCGCCGGAATGGTCGACGCCACGGCCGGGATTTGCAGAGTGTCCTGGCTGAACACGCCGCCGCCAGGCACCGGCTTGCCGCCCTTCCCGGGCGGAGAGATGGATTTCATAGTTAGCTCCTGCATAGAGTTTGTTATTATGTCACCGGGGGCGCGAAATACTCAAGCACCATTCACGCGTCTCCCGCATGCGGGATGTCTTTTCGACGTCGTCATCTCTCAACGCACCTAGAAACTCGAGATGCTTGGCCGTGGCGGACTTCTCTGCCTCGGTGATGGGGGCCACGATCGCGGCTGATGCCGGGTATTTTGGGGTGTTAGGAACTTCAGCGGACGCCGACGGCGGGCACTGAGGTGGTAGCACTTGCGGGGTCGGGGCTTTCCCCCAGAACCCTGCGCATCCAGTCAGCGCCCAGCATGACGCGATCGCCAGAAACAGCGGGCGGTTGGTTGATGGCTTGCTCAATGGTTCGTCCTCGCTCGACGCCGGCCGCGACTCTGTCGCTGCACCGGACTGCCAGGTTGTTGTACTGCACGCCGGACGTCGCTCTCTCGATCGTCCGCATCGCCTCCGTCATCGCAATCTGCGTTGTCGCCGCGTCGAGATCCTTCTGGAGCCTGGCGCTGTTCGAGATTTCGTTTTTCCACCCCATGCCAAGGAAAGCGCATCCGACGACGGACGCCAGCAGACACAAGACTTTGATGTCGTTGATCACGGTGCTTCTCACTGATGAGGTGCGCCCAATAGACCACCTGTTGGTCTGTTAGGTTACTCTTTATTTTGTTAGCCATCCAGGTCACCAGTCGAACATTGTCGAGCGTATAGCCCTTGGCGCTATCGATCCTGTCGATCGACGCCTTGGTGGGATCGTGCGTCGTCCTCGTCATCTCTACACCCGTCAGCGCACAGCGGCCGTTCTGGGTCTCGAGGATCCTCATAAGATCTTCGACAGTGATGTCGGCCGTTCGGCGGCGGTGGGCTTCCGCTATATGGTAGGCCATGAACTCTGGCCACGAGCCGAGCGACATACGGTTGGTCCTGCACCGAGTGCAGATCTTGCGGCGGTAGCCGCCTTTCTCTCGGTGAAAGGAGACCTCCGGTTCGGCGAGCCCGCATTGCGTGCAGGTCCGCTTATCTGTGCTTAGCGCGCTCATCCAACCAGCGGATCACCATGACGGCCACGCCCAGTCCTACGACGACGATCGCCAGGGCGCCGGCCAGGCGGGCAAGTGTGTCGCTCTGGGCCGCCTGGGCGGTCACAAGGGCCTGCACCTGGCTGATACCTGAGATGGCCCCCGTGCCCGCCGTCGCGGCGCCAGCCCAGAACGTCTTGCTGGCGGCGATCGGTTTGGCCGAAGACGTCGGGGTTGGCGGGGTGTCGGACCTGCGCAGCAGCGAGGACGGCGCGACGTCTTCACTCACCGTCTCCATGAGTGCAGCCGCGGCCGGCACGTCAGCGGTATTCCACAGTGCGATCTCGGCGGCGCGGCGGTTGCGCAGTCCGTCGATCACCTTGAGCTGCCCGTTCACCCTGGCCTTTGTGAAACGGGCGAGCTGCGCCGGAACCTTGTCGACCTGACCGGCCTTGAGCACCTTCCAGATCGTCCAACTGGGGTTGGCGCCGAGGTTGAACACAAAGCTGAGCAGGGCAGCGTACTGGTGCTTGGTGAGTTTCTCGAGCGGAGCGGCGCCGACGGCTCGATAAAGCTCCGCCTTGGCGACTTCTACATCCTGCTGCAGGTATGTAGCAGATTGCGCGGCAGTGATCTTCAAGCCTCGAACAATACCTATGCCGGTATGTCCGACGCCGATCGTCCACACGCCGGCGGAGTCCTGGTAGGCTGTTAGCCTGTTGGCCTCGGCAGCTCGCAGGAACGTGTATAGAAAAGAGGGTGTGGTCCGCATCATGTGTGCGCTCTGAAGATTTGGGTCTTGAAGGCTACGAAGAGAGCCGCCAGGCTGGCGCCGACACCGGAAGCCCATTTGACGAACACGAGCACCCCGTTCACGCAATTCCACTGTTCGACTAGCTTCTCCTGAGCGGCTTCGATCTTCTCGAGGCGATCAACCACGTTGCTGAGTTTCTCGCTTACAGCCGCATATTGCGGGTCGCTCTGGTGCATTTACCCGCCCTCGCCTGGTACGCCTGGTAGGATCATTGCTTCCGCATAGAAACTATCTAGTGTGTTGTTGTTTGTCGTATCTACGACTGTAACAGTGCAGTAGGACAGAACTCCATACCCGCCAGTGGCACCGACTATGAACTGAATTGCGTCGTTGCGCGCTACTGCTAGTGTCGCGCCATTGGTAAACGCAATAAATCCTGCACCGTTCTTCTGGTAAAACGTAGTCGGTGCCGGAGTCGAGACGGCCGATATGTCAAATCTCAAGGTCACCGCCTCGGTGATCGTCTGAGTGTTCGTGGTCCCTGTCCCGGCAAACACGTCGGGCGCTGTGCCGAGCCAGTCTACCGGATCAGGGCCGGCACGGGTGGCAACTGCGGCCAGCATCATTCCGGACATTACGTCAGCCCTGATCCCGAGATCAGCCAGCGGTTGGTGTCGAGCTTTTTCACCACGGCCTCCCCGTAGCGCGCGAGCGTACGAGATCCTGATGTGCCGGACGGCGCCCAGATCAAGGTGACGCCGGTGTCCGGCGCGATCGTGATACTGCCGCTGCCGTCGTTTACGGTCAGCACTGCAGACCCTAGCGGGAATGCCACCGCGGCGTTAGTCGGGATCAGCACCGTGTAGCCGGAGCCGGTCGCGTAAAGATGCTTGCCTCGGTCCGAGAGCGCCAGGGTCGTGGCGCTATTGATCGCATGAGGCGGGATGTCCCGGAAACCGAGCGCGAACGAGTTGGAGCCACCGTCGTCGTAGACCGACGAGTTCTGGTGTGCGGCCGTAATCGTCTTGTTGGTGAGGGTGTCCGTCGTGTCGCGGCCGACCAGGGTCGTGGTGGCGGTCGGCAACGTCAGGGTGCCGGTGTTAGTGATGGTCGCGATGATCGGCGCCGTCAGCGTCGGTGTCGTCAGCGTCTTGTTAGTAAGCGTCTGCGCTCCGGTCGTCGTGACCACTTGAACGCCGGCTTGCTGCAGAGTGGCAAATGACCAGGTGCCGGTCGCCGTGAACCCGTTCGGAGCGGAGCCGGTCGATGCGTTGAAGGTGACCGTATCGCCAGAGGCGTTGCCGACCGTGAGGTTGCCATCGACCTGATGGTTGCCGTTGACCACCAGGTTGCCGGTGATCGTGCCGCCTTCCTTGTTGAGGAAAGAGCCTAGGGCGGCGGCGGTGAGCCGCAACGAGACCTTATCGCCGGACGAATAGGCTCTGGCTGTGGTGCCTTCCTGGGCTCGCACGATGGTGAGTGTGTCGGTCGACCGTGCCGTGCATTTGACGATCTCGATCTGGTTCGAGCCGTTGACGATCGTGACGTAAAAGAAGTCGCTTCCGGTTGGATTTGGGAAGAGAGCTCCGTCACCGGCGTGCAGCGACATCGAGGTCGCCACATTGGTGATGCTCGATGCCAGCGTGCTTGCAGCGTTGTTCGCGAAAAGCGCGGCCATGCGCTAACTCCTGCGCCGGCTTAGCCGACCGTCACAGTCCAGGTGATCGTCATGGTGTCCGACGCGCCCTTGGTGACGGTCGAGAACACCGTGCGGCAGAGCATGTCGCCGGCAGAAGACGCGTTGAATATGCCGGCTTCGGTCAGGGCGCCAGTGCCGGTGCCGGCCGCGAAGGTGCATGCGTAGGTGATGACGTTGGTGGAGACCGAGGTCGAGGACAGTGCGGTACGCGAGGAGCCCACCTCAGCACCGAGGGTCGTGTCACCGGCTGCGGCCGCGGTGTTGTTGGTGCCGACAGCCATGTGGGTCATGGCGGCCTTGGCCGGCGTGCCCTTCATCCGATCGGCAATCACGCCCTTGCCGGCGGTGACCACCAGGTTCGTGAAGTGATGTCGTTCCTTCTCGCGCCCTTCGGCGTCGAACAGGACGATTTTCAGGTCGCCGCGCACAGGCAGGCCTTCAATTTGCGCAAGATCCATTTTGCAGCGTCTCACCCAGAGGAGGTTTCACAAACATGCTAACAGCCACATCAACGCACATCAAGTTGTTAGCTACTTGGACGCGCCCTTACTTGTTGCGATCCGACAAGAACGTCGATGCCTTGCAGCCTCGCTCTGGCCAGGAGGTCAGGTGAAAGCCTGGCATGTGCCTTGCCGGTCTTCAGGCGCACGGCGCGGATCTGATCGTCGGAAATCGTAATGCTGTCCGAAAGGGTGATCGGGGGGAGGAGCTTGGAGGCCAGGTCGGTCAGTGCGACCGTATCTGCCAGCGGCATCGAGACCGCCTTTGCATCGGCGTCCACAACGATCACCGTGTCGGAGACATTAATGATGGTGACCTTCGAGACCGTTGCGCTGTCTGCCAGCGTCACCGAGCTCTCGGTCTTGTTCAGTCCGATATCCTTCACGACGGCGTCAGAAGATGTTGAGCTGTCGTTCAGCGCCTTACCAAAGTCAGTGGCGATCGCGTCGGCTGGGGTCGCGGTGTCGGTCGGGTTCAGGCCGTACCCGATCGACGCGGCGTCACTCGAGGTGGTGCTGTCGGAAAGCGAGAAACCGAACGTCAGCGCCGGGGTGGTGGCATCAGCCAGCGACACCGTGTCGGTGAACCCGGTGGAGAAGTCGATCGCCAACACCTCGGTGATCGAAGGGTTGTCGCTGATCGCCTTGCCGAAATCCAAGACGACCGCATCTGTCGCGTTGACTGTGTCGTTCACCGAGACGGGAATAATGATGGCGACGCTGGCCGAGTCGCTTAGCGAGACGGTATCCGCGACGTTTTTTCCGAAGCCAATCGCGGCGGCGTCTGCCAGTGTGACGGTGTCGGAAGGAGTCTGACTATAGTCGTAGTGAGGCGTTACCGCGACAAGACGTCGGGTAAGAATGACGTGCGGGAATGGTGGCCGGAAAACACTCCCGCCGTACGCCATGGCTTACCCGCCGATTTCTTCGAAGACCAATTCGCCGCTGACGGTGATGGCGTCGGCCGGAGCGCCGATACGGACCACCAGCCTGGCTGAGGGTGCGAGCTCGATGATCTCGTCCGGCGTCGGGCGGTAGTCGAACGGCAGCTGTGTCGTCCAGGTGCTCTGGTGCCTGGTCACAGCGGTGCCGGTGCTGGCGATCGTGGTGTTCATGGTCTCGGCAGTCGACGCGCAGGCGCCGCCGTTCCCGAGCGGGCTGGGTGTCGGAGCCGAGCCGCCAGACCCCGAGGTGGCATGGCCGGTAATGATCTGGACTTTCACGTTTTCAGCGTTGGCGTCCCCCACGTCGGAGGTTTGCCCGAGCGTGACCTTCAGCAAGCGCACGGCGCGCGTGGAGGCGACGTTCAACTCGAACGCATCGAACTGCGCGGCTGGCGAGGCCACGGCGTCGATTGGGATCGTGTACTTTGTACCCATGTTACTATCTCAGGAGGAGGGGGATGAAGGCGCGCATCGGGTTGCCCAGGAGCCCGGCGGGTGGCGGCGTGTAGGTGACGACGAGCTTGGGGTCGGAGGACGTGCCGCCAGTGTCAGCGGTGCGCCAGAGTATTTCATTGTTGGATGCTGGCAGCGAAGCGATGCAGTCATGTCCCTCGCGAAAGCCAAACTTTGAAACGCCCGTTTGCGATATCCACGCCAGCCCCGCCGCATTCAATGCGAAGTCGAGGTAGGTCCCGGTTGAAACACCGGAGATATCGACCCTTGTGCTCCCCTCGGTCGGGTTATCCAGCGTGTCTCCGACCTGTGGAAAATCGCCATTCGCGAGCGCCGTGTTTGACGCTGGATTGCTGGAAAAGACGTTCACCCAGTCGTCGCCATCGTTGTCGAAATTCGCGGTCGAGTTCGGCACGATGGATAGCGTGCCGGCGGTGACGGTGGCGCCTGACGTCAGACTACCGGTGCTGAAGAGCGCGAAGCCGCGATAGATGTCCGTGCTCGCAGTACGGACGTAAGCAATGGACGGGCTGTCGCTCGCATTGTTGCCAGTGGAAGCCGACCGGGCCGTTGCCCAAACGGCATTAGAATTACTGACATACCCGTCCACCGTCGTGGTTTCCGGGTTCGGGTCCGGGTAGGCCGTCAGCGTCGCGGCGAAGGCCAGATCAGCGGGGCGCACGCCCGAATACCCCGGCGCCCAGAACGCCA